GCCGTCGCCGCCGTCGTCGCCGTCGTCGCCACCGTGGCTGGCGACGACCCCTTCTGATTCTGATTCTGATTATGATTCTGATTATGAGGAGCCTAAGTTGCGCAACCAGCGGAAGCGCGACGCGGTGGATAGGCGAAGACAATTTACACATGATATTGATGTAACGTTAGAGGTCCAAGACCCAGAACCCGAACCCGAACCCGAACCCGAACCCGAACCGGGCCGCTGGAAAAAGTGTTTATTCTGTCGGACCCGTGGTCCCGGTACGATGAAAGCGAGTGTACCTCATAAACATACTAAAAAGAAAAAGAAAAAGAAAAAAAAATATACTAAAAAGAAAAAGAAACAGACTAAAAAGAAACAGACTAAAAAGAAACCTAGAAGAACGAGACGTAGATGAAATTAAATTAAAATAAATGTTATTTAAAAATTATCTGAACCATTGATGAATAATCAATGTATCATTTTATATATTTTATATATTTTATATATTTTATATATAATGCCAAGGGCAAATATTTCGCCAGAGGAACGCTACAGGAGATTAGCGGAGTACTTTTTTGATCATATAGATTATTACGGCGGGTTTACCCCAGAAGAGTTTAAACCCCAAAAACGGGGGACAAAATGGTCCTTATTTATAGAACTCATTGAAAATGAAGATGTAGTTCGTTCTGTTTTAAGTGATCTGGGGAGAGAAGAGATAGACGGTGACGTTGACCAACATATAAATGATTTAATTGTCCATATGAGAGAGGAGTTGACTAAGGATGTTCCCACCTCCACTCAATATTTAGAAGATTATGATAACTGTAAAAAAGCGTTAGAAAAAGGGAATTTAGAAGAAATGAAAGTTGCCAGAGATGTCGCCGCGATAAATAGATCTGAATTAAAGGAGCGAGAGAGTTACAAATTATTAATAGGAAAGTTAAATGACCAAATAGAATATTCAGATGACGTAGTATCCGTCGATTCAGATGGTGATCTATTCGCAGATGCGAAAGGAGAAAGAGAAGAACCAGAACCTGAACCTGAACCTGAACACTTAAATGAGTCTTTGCGCTTTTCCCCGAGATCTGAACAAGGGTCAGAGTCAGGGTCAGAGTCAGGGTCACGTTCGGGGTCAGATGAAGGGTCAGGGTCAGATGAAGAACCTGCACGAACGTTTCCTCTCCCCACACGATCTACGCTCTCACCGAGGAGACGTTCTCAGGCGATGGATGAGAGCCGAGGACGACCACCGACTCCCGGTTTCGGCGAGCGTGTATTAAAATGCTTAGATAGGACCTGCGCACCGAGGGCAAAAAAGAAAAAGAATCATACTAAAAAGAAAAAGAATCATACTAAAAAGAAAAAGAAACATACTAAAAAGAAAAAGAATCATACTAAAAAGAAAAAGACTAAAAAGAAACCAAGAAGAAATTAAATTATAATTTATCTTCTTCTTTTGGTATATTTTTCTTCTTTGATTATCTTTGGTTATTTAAAATTTGATTTTTTAAATCCACTTAAATAATTAAATATTAGAATAATTATAAATGAGCGATACTAAAATGAGTCAAGCGGTCAATGAACCTCTACTTAGCGAAGAGAAAAATCGGTATGTTATATTCCCTATTCAGCATGAACCCTTTTGGAAAATGTATAAGCGAGCCGAAGCAAATTTCTGGACGGCCGAAGAATTGGATTTAACTAAAGATCTTGATGATTGGGTAAAACTAAATGATAATGAACAGTATTTTATTAAAAATATTTTGGCCTTCTTTGCTGCTTCAGATGGTATTGTGAATGAAAATCTGGTTGAGCGATTTTGTCAGGAAGTTAAAATTCTGGAGGCGAAATTCTTCTATGGATTCCAGATTGCGATGGAAAATATTCATTCGGAAACTTATTCTCTACTCATTGATACATATATTAAGGATGTTGAAGAAAAAACACGACTTCTAAATGCTATAGATCATGTACCTTCCATTAAGAAGAAAGCCGATTGGGCCTTGAAATGGATTAGCGATGATAAGAGTCCTTTCTCGCATAGGGTTATCGGATTCGCGGCGGTAGAGGGTATCTTCTTTTCTGGTGCTTTCTGTAGTGTATTCTGGTTAAAAAAGAGAGGTCTTATGCCTGGATTATGTCATAGCAATGAACTGATCTCGCGAGATGAAGGATTACATACAGAATTTGCTGTACTAATGTATAAAAATCTAAAGAATAAACCCGACCCAGATGTAATTAAAGAGATTATTCTGAATGCTGTAGCAATTGAGAAAGAATTTATTACAGAATCACTTTCGTGTGAACTGATTGGAATGAATAAAGAATTAATGTCACAGTATATTAATTATGTTGCCGATAGATTACTCCTTATGTTTGGCTTAGAAAAGATATATCATTCGGAAAATCCATTTGATTGGATGGAAATGATATCAGTTCAGGGTAAAACTAACTTCTTTGAGAAGCGAGTCGGTGAATATTCTAACAAAGCAAATCCGAATATTGATTCAGATAAAAATAATATCTCCTTTGATGATGACGATGATTTTTAAATTTATTTATTCTCCTTTGAACGAGAGAAATGTCTATCTACTTTTGATTTTGATTTTGTCACTGGTTTAATAGTTTTCTTTGGTAAGGTAAATGAATATTCATTTGTATCACTATCGTATTTTAAATTTTTTATATTTATTATTGCAGCATTTTCAGCACAATAATCAATTTCACTGCTCTTATTAAAGATACCCTTCTCAAATAGAGTAGTTACTAATTTTTTTAAGATTTTTACTTGGTCTTCATTTAATTCTTTATCTATGGTTTCTGAAACTATAAAAAGATTTAAACGATTTAATTTATTACCTTTTTCTAATTTGGACCATGTTTTTTTAAACCGATCATTCTTCTCAGACTCTAATTTGTTTAGTAGATCGTCCATTTATTAAATATACTTAAAATCTCTTTAAACTAATATATATTTAAGTATTATTAATGACTTCTCTTAAAAAGAGAAAGAAATCTAAGAATAGATCTAAGATGAGATTTAAGAAGAGATTTAAGAAGAGATCAAAGAAGAGATCTACTGTGACTGGTTTCATTTATTATAAAATGAGTAAGTGTGGTTATTGTAAAATATTTGAGGAAGAACTATTAAATGACATAATAAATCACTGTAAAAAAAATAAAATTAAATATCATAAGGTCGTTAGGGAAATGAATCCAAAATTAATTCCGAATTATATAAAAACTTATCCTTCATTGGTTAAATATGATAAGAATAGGCGAATGACGATTTTTGAAGGTGAAAGAACTCTTTCTAATATAAAAATGTTTTTAAAGTAATCATCTGAATAAAAATATTACTTAAATTAAGAATGTCTAAATATAATATTTATATCATCTGTAAAACAGAAGAGGAGTTTTTAAAGAAAAGTAATGATATCAATGATAAATATAAAAATAAAATTTGTCATATTCAATGGATACCGGCTGAATATCTTAAATTAACACAATGTAATAAGAAGCTTCTAAAAGATCTTAATACCAGATGGAATACTGGTGCAAAAAAAACATTAGCTAAATTAGGTAATATCGCGGCCCATCGTAAGGCATTATTGGCCATCTACATGAATAAAACCGATAATAATATTATTTTAGAATCCGATGCTGAATTTTCATCTAAACTAGGTAATCCTCCTGATAAATCATGTTATATGGGAGGGTGGATTATACCTCCCCAAATATCTAAAGCAGGTGAAAAAGTTGGGCTTGAGCCCAAGAAAGGATTGAATACTATTGATTACGATAAATTTGCCGTTATAATGACTCATGCTTTATTCTTAAAAACATTTGAGGAAGCGATTGAATTATTTCAAACTACCATCACAGATAAGATAAAAAATTATGATATCCATCTTAAAGAATTACAATATTTCAAATATTATTATTATCCTCCAATATTTGTTCAAGGGAAACACGTCTCAGAAATAGAAGGAAATACCAATCAAAACGATAAACATACACATTTATATGGTCTTTAATCGTAAAAAGATATTTGATCTGAATCTTCATTATTATTATCTTCTTCATTATCATTAGAATCTTCATTATTATTATCTTCTTCATTATCATTAGAATCTTCATTATTATTATCTTCTTCATCATCGCTATTTACGATTTTTAAATGATACATATCGCCGTCCTCTATTTTAGGATTTGGATCCTCATTTACGGCTTCTTTTTTATTGACGATTTTATCTAATACATTGGCGATTGTGGTTTCATCAACTTCTTCTTCGTCATCGCTTGGTAAACTAGTATCATTTTCATCAAAGAAATCTTTGACACCACTTATGAAATTCATAATACTATCGGATAATGGGACACCAGGTCCAATTCTTCCCATTATATCTTCTATTTCATTATTCTTCTTAGATAAGATTTCTTTTAATTTCATACATTCACTCTTATGTCCTTCCATACATTTAGATATCAGGGTAGACAATAAGACACTATTCAAGAAGATAACGTGGATATTTTCGGGTATTCCTTTTGAGAGTCTCATGTTTACATTATTATTAATATTACTATCACCGTTTAATAGATCAGACATATAAAAGGATTTAGGACGAGTACTTAAGTCATCTAAAATCTTCCGATAGGGTGGATCATATTCATTTGTTCTTTCGTCAAGTTGAATTAAATTATTTCTTAGATCTTCGTCGCATTCGTGATAATTATTTTTCAGAGAATCCAATGATTCATATAAGTTGCTATCATCTTTTGTATTTTCATTTAATCTGGAAAATTCACTATCGTAACCCTGAACATCACTATGTAATCTAACTACATTTTCACTGTCATAACAACTATCGGGACATCTAAATAAATCCATTGGAACTATATCTTCCGACCATTCCCCAATCGCAGATTGGATATTACTATTTAGTTGGGGATATTTATTAACTCTCATAATCATATCCCCATTTAACTTTTGCAAAAGTACACTTAATAATCTTAGAAGATTAGTTTTATTTTTTTTACATAAATGATTACAGTGATCTAAAAAAGATATATTATGAATCATATTATGATCCATACTCTTCAGGGGGATGCTACTGCTTAAATTTATGTCGCCATTTGAGACTAATTCGGCAAATCTGGGTAATTCGTAGTACATTATATTTATAATTTAATATAATATTTTTCTTTTAACTTATTGATTATAGTTTATGTTTGAATGTATATTTATTGGGGATACTGGTTCGGGAACAGATGATCAATATAAAGTAGCTCATTCTATGACCCAAATAATAAAGGATAGACCTATCAAATCTGTAATTATTGTTGGTGATAATATTTATCCTGATGGTTGTCAGACTATAGATGACGAACAATTTAATACTAAATTTAGAGATCCGTATCAAAAGATAAATCTACCCTTTTACTTATGCTTGGGTAATCATGATTATCATTTAAATCCCCAAGTGCAAATAGATTATACATTCAGTAAATATAATCTTGATAAAAAATGGAACATGCCACGCAAATGGTATTTACAAAGCTTTCCTTTCTGTGATGTGTTTTTCATTGATACTAATTTCAAACACTTGTCTGAAGATATCATCCAAAAACAATTAAATGATACTATCTTATCAATTAAAAATTCTAAAAAAAGATGGAAAATACTATGTGGTCATCATACCTGGAGATCGGTTGGAGGACACGGAAACGCAGAAGAAAGACATGAAAAATTTATGGATGACCTACTTAAACAAGTTCAAATAGATATTTATATCTGTGGACATGATCATTGTAAAAGCTTGATCAAAGTAGGCAAACATGATATACCCACATTAGTCATCGGGACTGGTGGTAAATCATATGACGACAGTTTAGTCTTTTTAGAAAAAACAGATCAAGATAATTCTATTCTGGAATATTTCTCACCTAATTTAGGTATCTGTCATATGAAATGTGATAATAATTCATTGACTTTAACTTGTTATAATGAATTACTAGAAGAAGAATATCAATTATTTCTCTAAGAAATAAATTTTAATACCTCTGTATTTAGTCCGAATAGCCAATGTAATACTATACCCATCAGAAATAGACATATCGTGGTAATAACCAGAGGTATATCTGTAAAATAAGTTATTAAGAACGCCCCAGCAATCGTCATAAAATAATCTACCAAGGATGTACCTCTGAATTTATACTGATGAACACCTTTACCTGGATAGCCAAAGATATTTTTGTATTTACTTAGATCAAATGAAGTCATTTATATATATACATAGATTAAATGAAATCTATTTCACATTCCCATAAATACCGATGAAAAGATAAATTAACTATCATCTGATAATCTTTTGAGACTATATTATGCTCGTGTAAATGATGTGAATCGTTGGGGAAAATATATGATAACTGATCTAAATTACTAAATTCTTTATCATTTGGTTCTAATTCAATCTTATGATTTGTTATATATCTAAATAGATGTTCTACGAGAGGTGCTTCATTATATTTCGTAGAAAATCGCCAATCTATACATTTATCAAAGTAATAATGAGTTGTCCATAATAATGATTTCATATAATCTTCACATAATTTATCATTGTATTTCATTTCATTATATTCTTTCCTTTCTTGAGAAGAATATAAGAGTGGTAAATTTTCTATCATCTTCGTAGACCCATCGTCATTATGATCTTCATACTGAAATTTATAAATATCGTCTAATGATAGATTGTCTTTATTGACTTGTTTTCTGAATCTCTGAAACTCATTGTGATATTGGTTATGGATTTTTTTTTTTTGTCTTTCTCTAATAGAGAATATCTTTCTCATCGTTTCTTTTTCCTTTGATGATATTTCTTGAATCAATTCTTTAAAAAATGTCATATGTAATAAATCAGGCTTATCATGATCTATCAATTGAAAATATCCTTGATATCGGTTCTGTAAATCAGAATAAACTTGTAATAATAACTCATGGCCTCCATATCTTAAATTCAAGGAAGGGATATGATTCATAAAATCATTCCCTAATAAGAAACAAATGAATATATAATCATCAATGATCTGATCTACATCTATGATCCTATTCAGAGTTAATGACTGAATAATATGATCTTTCAAAGGATCAATCTTGAGATAAATATAGTCATTATCAGTATTCTCAATATTATATTCTGTTCTTTCTCTCAAGAGAACTATCTTATCTTTCCTGGAAACCAAAGATAACATAATGAGATCGGCATCTAAGCCATAGATGCATATTTTACTTGTAAGATTATTTTCTTTGATATAATGTAAAATCTTATGTTCTCCTTCACCTCTTTCATCCGAATCAGATAAGATTGTTTTTATTTTCAAAGTTTTGATGAATGCCTTTAGAGAAATATTTAACTTCTTCATAAAATATGTTCCTGGTGAAATCGCATTAGTATTCCAAGAATTATTATCATTGTATTTTCTTTCTAGAGCAGATTTAAATCTTCTCTGCCTCTGCTGTTTCATTTTTGAAGCGGGTGCTATCCCATCAATCGCGATATAAATTAATTCTTTTACACCCGTATATTCTATTAACTTTGTAATATCGGATAATATCTTTGCAATCATTTCATCTTCATCAGTTAGTCCTCTCACCGAGGGATGAATTAAACAATTGAGATCAAAAAAAAGAGAATTTATATCATTGTATTTATCTTTATGAAGAATCGTATCACTATAATCGGATACGAGGGTTTTAAAATAGACGGGGATACCCATTCATACTAATATTTAGGATTAAATCTTTAAACTTATGAAAGGAGCACTACAATTGTAAAGAAATCTGGATTATTCTCTTGAAGTTCCGAAAGGTAAGGGTACATTATTAATACAGATAAGATATAGATAAGACAGAGACATGGACTCAATTCTACTTCTTCTTCTTCTGTCAGAGGCATCTTATTTGATGGGATTGATGGGATTGATGGGATTGATGGGATTGATGGGATTGATTCTAAAAAAAAGAGAAAGTAATCAAATCAAATTTAGTATTCACTTGATATTTTTTTAAGATATTCGTCAACTTTTTGTTCTTTGGATGATAAAATCATCTCAAGCGATTCCAAATAAATATCGGGGTTCCGATTATTTTTAATGAGATCTAATAATGTTACAGTTGATTTAATTTCGGCGGGAGACCATATATCTTTTAATGTATCTATTATCGGATTAAATTTCGTATCTTTACGATAATTTTCATTATCTTCCATCTGAATAACCGATATATAATGAGATATCGTATGCCTAATTGTAGAATTAGGATCATAAACATTATTCAGAATATCCAGACCGAGAATACATGCTTCATATAATTCTCTATACTCTTGAAAGGGATACCAATCAATTGCCTTTAAAATGGGATGATATAAATTATGTAAATCTTCACGTGAATCTCCTTCTAACATTCTTACTAGACCCTGATCATATGAAGGGGCCTGATATGATATAGAACTATTCTGAATAGATAATTTAGTTCCTTTATCTTTGTATTGTAACAGCGATAACCTGAAGATAACACACAAGGGTTCCAGTATAAGTGTCTTTTGAGAATTATCGGAAAATGAATCTTCTATATATTTATACATTTGATACGATGATAAAATTTTGAACATTATTTATATTATTATTATTTATCTTTAAAATTTGATTTAAAATTAAATTATCTAATTACAATATATATAAGATGTTTAAGATTCTCAGTTTAATTTCTCTCTCAGCTCAAACTCTTTCTCAGCCGGTGAAAGGTGATATCATGCCTGTATATGACCATCCTATCGGAGGCGACAATGATGCGAATGGATGTTTGATTGGCGCGGGATACTCTTGGTGTGAATCCGATAAATCGTGTATCCGGCAATGGCTAACACCTTGTTCAGATAATTATAATGGATGTACTGATTGTCTCTCTAAGCAGCGTAAGGGTATGAATATCGCTTGTCCCGTAGAATGTAATGTTGTAGTTGATCAGTGGCGTCGGCCAATCGCCCCGGAACCTCTTCCACCTCATCAGGTAGACCCGCTTCCTCCTGTGCCGGTCGCCGAGACACCACCTATTAGACCGTGTCCTGATGTGATGTGTATGATGTATTGTGAGAACGGTTTCCAGCAGGATCAAAACGGTTGTAATATGTGTTCCTGTCTAAGTCCAATTCCGATGACACCTCCAGAAATCAATGGTCTCTTAAACCCGGTTCCAGTTCCAGTTCCAGTTCCGGTTCCAGTTCCGGTTCCAGGTGAGTGTCCCATCCCTATCACCTATTGTGACAATTTATACGTGTGTCCTAAGGTAACTGAGGTAACACATT